TAATCCTTTTTTTGTTTTTGAATTTTTTTGGTTATATTTTTTTATATAAAATAGATTAATATTATGATATCATATATTGGGGGTAAAGCAAGAATTGGTAAATGGATACAAAATTATATTCCGAGTAGTATAGAAACATATGTTGAAGGGTTTTCAGGAATGTTTTGGGTTTTTTTTAATATGGACTTAAAGAAATACCCAAATTTAAAAACTGTTGTATATAATGATTTTAATAGATTGAACACTAACCTATTAAAATGGGTAAAACAGTATGATACACTATGGGATGCATTAAGATTATATCCTTGTCAACAATTAAATGTTGTCGATACTCCACCTGAGTATGAACAAATGTTTAATGAATATCAAAAAGAAGTATTTAATCCTGAATTAGTTATGACAGAAGAAAATGGATTGGAAATTGCCTGTAAGTATATTTATGTTCTATGTCAGGTATTTTCGGGTTCTAAACCTGAAACTGCATCATATATGGATTATAAAGGGAAATATAGATGTAAAGTTCTTGTGTTCATGGACAAACTTAAAAACCCAAAGTATAGGGAACATTTTGATAGAATAACCTTTGTTGAAAATTCTGATTTTCAGGATATCGTGATAAAATATGATTCCCCAACTACATATTTTTATATGGATCCACCATATTGGAAAACAGAAAATTATTATTCAAATCATGATTTTGATAGTAAAGATCACGAAAGACTCGCGAATTGTATAAAAGGAATAAATGGTAAATTTAGCTTATCCTATTATGATTTTCCTTTGTTATCGGAATGGTTTCCCAAAGATTCGTATAGGTGGGAACAAAAAGATTTTAGAAAGGCGGCTTCAACAAAAAAAGAAAAGAACATTGGAACCGAACTTTTAATTATGAATTATTAATAAATATTTATAAAAAAAAGATATGAATACATTTTGGTATGTGGTTAAGGTTACGCCTGGCAAAGAGAGATCTTTAAATGAAGAATTTAACAAATTAATTTCTTTAGGTAAAATCGAATTTATCAATAGATTTATTTGTCCAACTGAAAAAGAATTTATTATTATTAAGAAAAAAAAGGTATTAAGGGAAAAGGTGATATATGGTGGTTATCTCTATTTTGAATCAAAAAATAGATTAAATGAAGATGAGTTAAAAAATGTATCCATGATGCCAAACATTATGGGGTTAATGGGTGATAAAAAACCTTTACTAATGTCACCGACTGATATATCACGAATATTGAAAGACGAATCTTTAACAGAGCACATTGAATCAAAAAAAGTAAAATATATTGTGGGAGAAAACGTCATGGTTTCTGATGGACCCTTCAAAGATTTTTATGGTATTATTGAAGAAGTGAAAAATGAAAAAGTTTACGTAAAAATAAAAATATTTGGAAGAGATAATAAAGTAGAATTAACTTTGTCACAAGTTGAAAAAGCACAAAATGTCATCTGAGGTTTTAATTTATTTACAGACGGTCAAAAATTACTTTACAAGTAATGATGAAGCAAGAATTTATTTTATTGGATCTTCAGATGAAGAATTGTTTTACGAACATTTAGCAGAGATATCACAAAAAAATTTCGAAAAAGAAGGTGAGGTTTACTTATCAAAAGAACAGTTTGAACTTCTTAGAAAAACTATGATAGCGGTCGGCATTGCAAAAGGTAATGTTGAAAATTCAGGTTTATTTTTTTATGTTTCAGGTTATGGACACTTTTCATTGAACTAACTTTGTTATTAGTTAATTTTATTTTATATTTCATATATGAATAGAAATATACCAAACAATTTTTTATTGTATGATACTTCTTACGGAAATGAAATTCCAGCTGAACAATTATTCATAATATTTTTTGATGAAATGCCATCTAAACAAGTTGATTCAAACATTTATTATGATGTCTCTATTGTAGATGAATTTAAAAAAATGGATTTTGTGGAGGAGTCAAGAGTTTATTGTAATAACAGAAGATTAGAATTACAGTCGCAAATTTTGTTTACTAACAAAAAAACAAAACAAATGGTAAGAATAAACGGAACCACAGATAAAAACAAAGATAATTTATTACAATTAGAGTTTATTTTTTCTATCAAAAATGGAACACTTGAAGAACAATATGATTTAGATAGATTAAAAAAATTCCAAAGACAAAAGAAAAAGTCAAACATAAAATTAGTAAAAAGTGATATGGGTCACTTAGATACTGAAGATTATGACTTGTTAATACCTCAAATAAATTTGGAATTAAATTATGGTAAAGAATTTATAAAAATTCATGATACTATTGTTGAGAAACTAAATAAGACTGAAGGTAAAGGAATTATTTTATTACATGGTGATCCTGGAACTGGTAAAACATCCTATATAAAATATCTAACATCTCTTGTTAAAGAAAAGGATATATTATTTATACCACCATCTATGGCGGAAATGTTATCAGACCCATCAATTATACCATTTCTAATGGAACATAAAAATTCTATTTTAGTTATTGAAGATGCTGAAAGAGTGATATCGGACAGAGAAAATAATGGTTCGCCTGAGGGAGTATCTAATATTTTAAATTTGACTGACGGTATACTTGGGGATTGTTTAAGTATACAAATAGTTGCGACATTTAATATGAAGAGGGAAAAAATAGATCCGGCATTACTAAGAAAAGGAAGACTGATAGCGGAACACAAATTTGAAAAACTTTCTATATATGATACTGAAAAATTGTTAAGACATTTGAAAAAAGAGAGAACAATATATGAGGGTATGTATTTGGCTGATATTTACAATATCGACGTTGAGGAATTCAAAAGTAATAAAACAATAAAAATTGGATTTACATAATGGAAAATTTGAACTCAGAACAAGTAAAAAAATTAAAGAATCAAGGTAAAAAATTATTAGTGGATTACTATGCGAAATGGTGTGGTCCATGTAAATCATTGATACCAAGACTTGAATTAATTGAAAAAGAATACGATTACGTCACATTTGTAAAAGTTGACGTAGACGAAAATAAAGATTCATTAATAGAATTGAGTATAAACAGTGTACCTACAGTAATGATATATGACGGAAATACTTTAGTTGAAAGATTAATAGGTGCAAACCCCGACTACATGTATAAAGATATTTTGAATAAATTATAAATGTCAAATACTATTATTTTATTTACATTAAATGGATGTAGTCATTGCACAAGTTTGAAAAAAAGATTAAACTTATCTAATATAGAATATCAAGATATTGAGATATCTCAGAATCAAAAAATTTGGGATCAAGTTGTAAAACAAACAGGACACAATGTTTTACCGACAATATTTGTAAAAAACTCAACGACGGATCTTGGGCCGGTTTATGTTCCTGGTCGTGATTATCAAAACGAAGATGAGATTTTTGAGATAATTGAATCTTACCTTAGAGAAGATTGAAGAGTATCAAGTAATTTTTTGTAAAAAATATCTTGGTTAACACCGATAGATCTATTTACTAACTGATTTCCATTAAAAACCATTGTTGTTGGAGTAACACCAATACCGAGTTCTTCTGCGTTTTTTTTATGTTCTGCTATATTAATTTTTACAAAAGTAACATCGGTATATTCATTTTCGAATATTTCTAATCGAGGAATTAGTGTTATTGACGGTCCACACCAAGGTGCGTAATAATCAACAAATAGTTTTTTCCCTTCCAATTTTAGTTGATCTAATTCTTGTGGTGTTACACTTCTCATTATTTTTAATTTATTTTTAAAATTTTTATGAGTTATCTCTCTAATATGTAAATATCTGATAAAAAATTAAGTTTTTATTGTTGATAACACAAATAAAAAGTATTTATGTAAAAGATCTTTTTTAGATGCCATTACAACGAATTAATTGGTTACAAATTGACACTGCTAATGTCCCTTCTGGTTATACAATAGATTTAGGTGCGGTATCAGGACCATTGAATACAGGATATTTTGAAAATTTATATATCTCTGGTTTAGAATTTATTGACTACATTGGAGAGGTAGGTGGGGTCGACACTTTAAATACATATACATCTTCACTAAATCAAGCAATTGAACTAACTGGATCTAATCTTACAGTCAAAGGAAATCTACTTGTAAAAGGAACAACGACGACAATTAATTCTAATGTAATAGATTTAGGTGATAATATAATATCATTAAATGGTTCAGCGGGAAATTTTGGAGGTATATACGTAAATGATCCAACGAATCCAAAAAAAATCTCTGGTTCTTTATTATGGGATTCAATAAATGATTATTGGATTGCTGGCCCAAGTGGTAGTGAAAGTAAAGTTATTTTATCAACTGATAACAATGCAGGTATTTGGAGGGAGACAGGTTCGTTCTTCGCGGCAACTAAAGATTTACAAGTTACGGGGTCGATGTTAATTAAGGGTGACTTAAAGGTTGAAGGTACAACCACATTAGTTCAAAAATTAGATTCAAATGTAGAATCTTTAATTGTTTCAGGTGCTATGAGTATTGTAAGGAACGAATTGACGCCTCAAATAGTTTCCGCATCTATGACAATACAAAATTTAGGCACGCTAGCAGACAGAAGCAAAATGTCCGTATTTAATGAGATTGATTGTGGAGACGGTTTTTTTTAATTGAAAATAAAGTATTTATAGATAATAAAATAAGACTATAATTTAGAAAATGGCACAAATAATTAAACACAGAAGGGGTTCAATTAATTCACTATCCGCTGCGACTGCGAAAAAGGGCGAATTAGTAATGGCCACAGGTTCTGTAGGAAACATGCAAGGTCCATGGATTTTCGTTGGTGAAACAGAGGGAACAGCCGGCGCATTCAGAAGTTTATCTAAAATTTACCAAGGTACGGATGTACCAAATTTAACAGGTGGAGAATTCGGATCAACACTTAATGGAACACCTTATTACGGTACAGCAAATCAATCTTTATATATTTTAAGTAATGCGGGTAATACCTTAATGGATTTGACAGGTAACATCGAGGGAAATCTTATTAGTGGAGTTACAATAAATAATCTAACAGGTACCACAGTAACGGTCACAGGATTAACAAATAATAGATTAGTTGTGGTCGGTGCCAATGGATTGCTACAAGACAGTGCAGATTTAACTTTTGACGGAAGCAAGTTTAAAATTGGACAAGGTCAATTCGAAATTGATAACACTACGGGTAACATTAGAACTTCAGGTTCTATTACTATGAAAGGTAACATCATAATTGGCGATAGTCAAACTGATATTATTGATTTTAATGGTGAGGTTAGTTCATCTATTATTCCATCTGGTTCAAATTTATTTGATTTAGGTTCCACAACTAATGCGTGGAAAGATTTGTACGTAAGTGGAACCGCATATGTTGAAAACATTAATATTGGCCAAGTTTCATTAACAAATTTAGCATTACCCGGTAATTTAACAGTAAGCGGCACAACAACACTAAGTGGTTCTGTTTTTATTGAAGATTTAACAGACAATAGAATTGTAATTGCGGGTTCAGGTGGCCAATTAGAAGACGACGTAAACTTCACTTTTAATGGAACTCAATTAAACATTGGACAAGGTAAATTTACAATACAACAAGGTAGTGGAAATATCAATACCTTAGGTACTTTAAACGTAAGCGGTGCAACGATTTTACAAAACACATTAACAGTAGACGGTGCATCAGAATTAAAAGGTGCCGTTGGAATGAATTCAACACTTGATGTTACAGGTTCAGCAAATTTAAAAAATAATCTCTCAGTATCAGGAACAACAAATGTTGTTGGAGCAACAACTTTACAAAACACATTAACAGTAAATTCAACATCGGAACTTAAAGGTGCTGTTGGAATAAATTCAACACTTGATGTTACGGGTTCAGCACAATTCAAGAGTACAATTAATGTTGATGGTGAAGCGACACTAGCATCAGCAACGGTTGAGGATTTGACACAAGACAGAATTGTAACTGTGGGCGCCGGTGGTTCATTAATAGACAGTTCAGGATTTACATATAATGGTTCACTTTTCAAAATTGGTGATGGAAAATTTGAAGTAGACACAAATGATGGTGACATAAGAACATCGGGTTCATTAACTATTCAAAACGGAATAACAATTAATGGTAATCAAACAATTAATGGTGCTCTTACTGTTACTGGAAACACAATAATTAATAGTAATCTTTATGTTTCTGGTAATGTTGAGTTTTTAGCAACATCATCCTATGTTCACATTTCTTCTTCAATAGTTGAATTAGATGACAACATTATAAGATTAAATGCATATTCACCATTTGAAAGATATGCCGGTTTTGAGGTTATGGATTCAGGATCAAGTGGAGTTTCAGGTTCAATTCTTTGGGATTCACTTAATGATTATTGGATGTTTGTTTCAGGTTCAGGTCAATCAAGTAAAATAATTGGAACAACAACCGGAGCTTATGGATCGGAGGTAAGTTTAACAAGTAACACAATTCCAAAAGCAACTGGTACAAATACAATTGGCGATAGTTTATTAACAGATAATGCAACAACTTTAGCTTATAACACCAATAAATTTACAGTGACATCAAGTAATGGTGCAACATTAATTGCTGGCAATGTAACATTATCGGCAAGTGGTGGTTCAGACGGTGGTGCCAATAGTTCAGCAATAGTATTCAGAAATTCATCAAATGTACTTGGTTATGTTCCAACAGCAGTATCAACAGTTGAAACAAACGGATTGCTTGGATATAGACCATCAAGTGGTCAATTAATATTTTCTGATCTTATTGATGGCGGAACATACGATTAAAACAAATTATACATTTATTTAAAAGGGAGAAATTTATTTCTCCCTTTCTCATTTATTTAATCCAAAATTTTATGTATTTATAGAGAGACTTAAATAAGTCTGATTAACCGTGGTATATACCACAATCGATTGAGGGAACCATAAATATGGCACAAATAGTAAAGTTACGTAGGAGTGCTGTTTCAGGTCAAAAACCAACAAACAGTAATCTACAACTTGGAGAATTAGCATTAAATACTACGGATGGTAAGGCGTTTATGGCCAAATCGGGATCATCAGGTCCCTCTGTTGAAGAGTTAATCATAACGAACACGGTTAA